GTCAACAGAAATTTGGTTGACAACAAAAAAAATATTTTTAGTTGTATTTATGCAACATTAAGTTTTGGGTTTAGTTTTGCCCAAATAAGCGTAGGTCTCTGCCAGCAAGTCATCCTCGTCGAAGCCCCAGTATTTGGGGAAGCCCTTGGTGCCGAGGCCGTGGATGCCTGTTTTGCCACGATGGTGCTCTGGACACAGTGGGATAGCGTCATAGTGGCTAGAGCGCCTTCCAGCCCCTGTTCCAGCCCTTTTGTGGTGTATCTCGGCTGGGGTGCCCTCGTAGCCCATGCGCCTGCACACAGCGCACCCTAATTCGGCCACGTCGTTTAGGTGGCGTCGCTCGTCATTTGTCATCGGGAGGAGGGCAGTCGTCTGGAACCTGCACCTTGACGTAAACGGGAATGTATCGGCCAGCCTCGTTGTGCTGTGTCCATCGGTCTATGTAGACGTCAGGCATTAGTTGCAATGCAGCCCTTGCCGATTCTGTTGTTGTGCCAATCAATAGTCCAACATGGCGTGCTGTTAAGCCTTCCTCATATTGATTCAATACTGGTCTGATCCTTTTTTGTATAGATTTCATATGTTTACAATTGTTTTGTTATATAAAGCGAGAGTAACACTTTTGGAGTAATCCATGCCTCAAGTACAGCCAGTGTGCTCAGACGAAGAGTTTATTGAATTGTGGGACATACACAAGTCAGGCAAAAAAATTGCCGATATTCTCAAAATATCCGAACGTAGGGTATTGCATAGGCGTCGAAGACTTGAGGAAAAAAATAGCATAGAACTCAAGAGCGCAGACCCTCGTGGCATCAGGTACGAAAAAGAACCAGTCACCATCCAACATGGCGTGCGGCACAACTTAGGCATGCTCAATGGCGTAATCATAGTGTTCAGCGATGCGCACTTCTGGCCCGGCATTCGATCCACCGCCTTTCAAGGGCTTCTGTGGGCAATCAATGAACTGCAACCCAAGGCCATCATAAATAACGGCGACTGTTTTGACGGCGCCAGCATTAGTAGGTTCCCTCGACTCGGTTACGACAACAAGCCCTCGGTGATTGGTGAACTCAAAGCCTGCGAAGCATCCTTGGAGGAAATAGAGACAGCCGCCAAGGCAGGCAATCGTCAATGCAAACTGGTATGGACACTTGGTAATCACGACGCACGCTTCGAAAATACGCTTGCTAATCGTGTGCCAGAGTTTGCGAATATCAAGGGCTTTACGCTTCGAGATCATTTTCCTGCTTGGATTCATTCTTGGTCATGCCAACCCAATGACGACATCGTTGTTAAGCACCGCTGGAAGGGGGGCATCCATGCGGTTTACAACAATACCGTGGCGAGTGGTAAATCGTATGTCACGGGCCACCTTCATTCGCTCAAATGTGTCCCCTACACCGATCTTAATGGCGTGCGTTATGGGATAGACACAGGCACCCTTGCCGAGCCAACTGGCCCTCAGTTTATCGACTATTTGGAAGATTCGCCAACTAACTGGCGATCTGGATTCGCTGTTCTCACTTTGTGGAATGGACATCTGCTTCAACCAGAATTGGTTCAAGTATTTGACAAAAAACACATCGAATTTCGTGGTCAGATTATCGACGTATCCAAAATATAGAACTGTCACATTGGTTCACAAATGCATCGTATGATGGATTTGCGGCGCGTTGCCGCACCATTTTTTAGGAGTTTTATCATGGAATTTACACTGCAAATTAATTTTGGTTTTGGTGAATCGGTGGAACTGAATACAACCGATCTGTGGAAGATGATGGCCCTGTGTGCCTTTGTTGAGCGTATTGATGAAATTGATGAAGACGACGACTTCGCAGACGACGAGTTTGCTGATGAAGAGTACGAGTTCGACGACGAGGGTACTGCATACTGGTTCGATGAAGAGAACGAGGTTTGGTACTTCTACGATGAAGAGTCTGATGACTGGTACGAGTGCGAAGACGAAATCGCCGACGACGAATCCGCAGAGTAATTGCGGTTTACAACCGAAGGGGGCTTAGGCCCCCTTTTTTATTCCGAGCCACGTTGTTCAAACGCCTCTATGACCTCGGTGCCAATGCGTTGCAAGGTAATGGAGTCCCCCACGTCGTGCTTCTCGTTAGAGCACAACAGGCGCTGTATCTCGCGTAATGCTTGCCAAGCAACATCAGCGTGAATAGCGTCAACCAATTCGTCCTTAGCCTCAAATTCAAGGGTTATTCTCATGTAGTTTTCTCCTCAAAATTACCATCCAGCCATTCGTCTAAACGCTTGTGGATTTCGGCCCTGTTGCGCTCGCCGACTGTTTGGCCGTTATTTGTCAGCCGGGGATTCGTCAGCAAACGCCCGAACCCATTGTCGGTAGAGAATTCGATATACCTTGCTGTCATCCTGATCGCTATGGAGCCAGTGGCTCTTGATTCAAATCCTTCTATCAGTACTTCTTCTCTCATGTGTTGTGCTCCTTGAGTTTGTCTTCCGCATAGTCAACCGCAATCTCCCATGCTTGCGCTTCAGCAGAGTTAAACAACAAGCCGTTGCCAAATGGACGCTGACCGCTTTTCTCTTCATCCGTTAGCCCTACCCAAGGTTTATGGAGCAGCGCTTCTGCTTCGGCTGTCTTGCTGCGTTCGCAATATAGATCAGCGCTGTGGTCTTTACCTAGTGCGACCGTAGCCACAACCATGTCGTGCCCCCACTCCGTCCGTGTCGGTGCATCGTGCCAGTTTAGTTTCATATGTTCTTCTCCATTGGGGCTGTTGCAGGGCCAACCTTTGCCCACAAAATTGCTGGTAACCATTTGATGTAGCGGTCAGGTGGAAAAAACACTTTCAAGATATATCGCACTCTAAAAAGTTTAATGCTCAATCTCATATGTTCTTCTCCTGCAATACCTTGCTTACATACTTCACTACAGACATTTCGTTCTGGGTAAAGCCTGATGTTTCCTCCTCTGTCATCCCCACCCAAGGGCGCTGTGGAACAAGAGGAACAGCATCAAAAATTGTTGCATCCCCGTTAGGTGAATGTTGTTCGGGCCAATGTAAAGACTTACTTCCTCCACGTCTGTCGTAAACAACCCACGCCACAGGCTCCCGCGCTGGCTGCTCCAGTGCGTCAGCAGCCTCCAACATAAGTTCACCCCATACAGATACACCTCTGCTTGCAGTGTCTCGAAGCCGTTTAACTAGCGTGTCGTTCTTGGGTGCCATCTTGTCCTGCGCTGCCGCTTTCTTTGATTTGTAGCCTGTCATATCAACACCCCCAATATGATGACCACCGCAATAAAAATTAACTGGTTCACAAGTGAACCTATCTCGTACTGGTTGCGCTCAAGAAATTCCCACCGCACAACAGGCTCTTCCAATTCAACCGCAGTTGAGCCATATATGGCGCGAGGGTCTGTGTAACCCATGCCGTATTTTTCTTTCATGTGTTGCTCCTTGCTCTGATTTCATCTTCCAAAAATTTGATGTGGGACTCAGCCTTATCTAGCATCCGTGCAAGATCGTCACGTTGTTGTACAGCGGAAGCGCATAAATTCTGCAAAGATTTAACCTCCTCATGAAGATGATTCTGTAGCTTTGTGCTGAGACCACGGGCGCGTAAACGCATGATGTGGTAACGGGTAGATGCTATTTCTTCTTTGAGTTTCATGTGTTGCTCCTTGCGTAAACGATCTGCCTAAAATTTTCAATCCAAAAAGCAGCGGGTTTAGTTTGCAGTAGGGGATTGTTTTCTACTGGGTGCAGTTCTTCTATTGACTTCATAATGGCCTCACGTTCATGCGCTGCTACCAACTCGGCGAATTTTTCTACTTCCCACTCATTATCAAAAAACTCTGTATGCAACACATTAGCCTGTTTAGCAAGTTCTCTAATTCGTTCGTTCATGTGTTGCTCCTACGACGCTCTACCTGCGGGGACGCAGGTGTATCTGATGATCGACATGGTGGTTACCTTTTTAGCTTCTTCTCCTGCCGACTCGCATAGCTGCTTGTTCTCAAACTTCTGCGTAGTAATAGAGTTGCCTGTTGAGCCAAGCAAAATTAGTATCAAAACCCAAGTGTTCATTCCTCATACTCCCAGTTATCGTTAATCAACTGCTGCTTGACCAACTCCAAGCAGCCAATTGCCGTAGATACATAAAGTGACTCGTCGTACTCGTATATCAATGCCAGCAGTTCGTCTACCAAACCCTGCGCTAAGTTTCCTTGGTCTAAATTCATTTCACCACCACCGCTGCAACAAGCATCCACACGCCCGACACAACAAGCATCCACACACCCAGCACGATAGCTGCGAATGCAATGACGCCTTTGATTTGCTGGGCAACGAATTCGTATGGGTCGTGCTCTTCTTCCTCGACCTTGGGCACCGCCATGTATTTTTTGTCTGCTTCGTTCATTTGGTTTTCTC